AACTGCCGACACAACTAATGGTGGCTTAAAAATTGAAGTTACTGGTGCAGCGTCTACAAATATTAGGTGGGTTGCCACCGTTCATACATCGGAGGTGACATACGCGTAATGGGAAAAATTGAATTAGATCACACAGGTTCCGGTTCTGGAGTAACGCTAAGCTCTGACGGTACCGACCTACTGCTAGATGGCTCTGCGATTGGCGGCGGCGGTGGTGGTGCAGACCTTTATGCTGCTAATGAAAGCACACCATCGGCTCAACCAAGTGCAACAGGTACTAACGCAATTGCGATTGGTGAAGAATCAGTAGCATCAGGAAATAACAGCTTTGCAGTTAATACTCAAAATTCAATTAAAGGCGCAACTGGTTCTAATACAATTGCTATGGGGGATCAGGCTCTTGCTGAAGGTAGTTATAGTGTAGCTATAGGTAGATTAGCAAGAGCAGGGGCTAGTGCATCTAATAGCGTGGCAATTGGAAATGAAGCATACGCTACCGGACAACAAAGTGTGTCTATTGGTTACGATGCAACTTGTTTAAATAATAGTTATGCCTTAGCAATAGGCTATGATGCTTATACTGTTGCTGGAAATTATGCAACTGCTATAGGTAATTCTTACGCACAAGGTGGCGGTGCTTTTGCTGCAAACATAGCCAACAACACATCAACCTACGGTGCGACTGGTGCTAGTAGCGTTGCTATAGGAAGTCTAGCCAAGTCTACTAACACACAATCTTTAGCAATTTCTGGAAATACAACTACAGCAAGTGGCATTCAAGCAACCTCAATTGGAGGCGAAAACAATACTGCCTCTGGTACAAGAGCAACAGCATTAGGAGGTAGCACTAACTATGCTACTGGTCAGGAATCATATGCCTTTGGAAATCGTGCTTCAGCTAAAGAAATTGGCAAGTATTCTTATGGTGGATATTTTGGTTTTTCAGGAACTTTTGCTGGTGGTTTTGGTGTAGGTGGTTCACAAGGCGGTATGATGATTTTAGGAGCCGCTACAACAGATGCTACACCTACTGTTTTGCGTACAAATACAAGTGCGGCAGGTTCTACTAACCAACTTGTAGCGTTTACTGACACTTGCATTATGTTCAGCGGAACACTTGTAGCTATGCAAAACGGCGCACAAGACCAAGGTGGCTGGGAAATTAAAGGTCTACTTAAAAACGATGGCGGGACAACTACACTAGTAAGTAGCAACATACAGACTTTTGCAGATGGCAACGGTTGGACTGTAGCTTTGACCGCTGATAATACAAACAATGCTTTAGCAATTACCTGTACAGGTGAAGCTGCTCACAACATTCGTTGGGTTGCTAATATTTCAACTAGTGAGGTGACATATGCTTAGGAGTAATAGATATGGGTGAAATTAATTTAGATAACACTGGCTCCGGTAGCAGCGTAACACTAAGCTCTGATGGAACAAGTTTATTGCTAGATGGTACTGCTATTGGTGGTGGTGGTGGTGCTGACCTTTATGCTGCTAATGAAAGCAGTCCAACTTCACAGCCTTCTGCAACTGGTACTAACGCAATTGCTATTGGTGAAGCTTCTGTTTCTGCCGGAACTAGAGGAATTGCAATAAACATTGGAGACACTTCATACGGTGCTTTAAGCGGAACTACTAATCCTATTGCAATAGGTTATCAAGCAAGAGTAAGAGCTAATGTACAAAATAGCCTTGCTATTGGAACTAGTACAGATGTAAACAATGCGTATTCTACTGCTGTAGGATACAATGCTCACGCATTTGGATCTAATGCTCAAGCCTTCGGTTCTAGTGCTTACGCTGCAAATGACGGAGCATTAGCTCTCGGACATAATGCACAAGCAGGAACAAGAAGAGCGGTTTCATTAGGTAATTCTAGAGCAAATGGTGAAGATAGTTTTGCGGCAGTAATAACTAACAATACCACAACCTACGGTGCGACTGGTGCTAGTAGCGTTGCTATAGGGTATCAAGCAAAGGCCACTGGCGCAAAATCTGTAGCAATTTCTTCAAACACATATAGTGGCAGTGCAACTGCGTCAGGTGGCGGAGCCGTAGCAATCGGAGATGGCCCAACAGCGTCTGGAATTGGTTCAACTTCAATTGGTCGTGGTTGTACTGCGTCAGGTACAAATGCAATTGCAATGGGTCGTAGCGCACAAGCTACAGCGGAAGCTGCTGTGGCTATTGGCTACCCAGCTTATTCAGATGTTAAAGGCGGTATTGCTTTTGCAGGGAGTGGTTATTTTGGGTCGGCACTAGGTGATGCACAAGGCAGAATGTATATTCTGCGTGTACAAACAACCGATGCAACTGCAACAGAACTTGCTGAATCTTCAGCAAGAATTAAAGTTCCTACTAATGGGGCAGTTGTTTTTGATGGCCTCATTACTGGTCTAGAGTCTGGTGTTAACTCTTATGCTGGTTGGAAAATCGAAGGAATGATTGTTAATGATGCTGGTACAACAACTCTTGTTAACAGCGCAATAACCACAATTCATAACACACCTAATTGGGGTCTTGCACTAACAGCAGACAATACAAACAACAGACTAGCAATAACAGTCACTGGTGAAGCATCACACAACATTCGCTGGGTGGCGAACATCCGCACAGTCGAAACTATTTACGCTTAAAAGGAGCAAAATAAAATGGCAATTCAAAACAATATTGCAGAAAGTGCAAGTCAGTACGGCATTGCATTTAATAACGCATACTACCGTATTGTAACGGCAGCAATCTCTCGCCAACGTGGAACAGACCCGAAGTTTGAGGTAATGATTGATCTGTCAGGTTACGCTAGTAATTCGCCCACAGATGACACTCGTGAGGTAGACTTTAAACGTTATCACGCAAACCTAGACGACATTAATGCTAGTAGCGGCGATGCTTTTTTAGACAAGTGTTATAGCTGGGTTATGGCGCAGGATGATATGGCTGGTTCTACAGCCGTTTAGGAGTAGATAATGGCTTTAACGATTAACCATCAAACCAACGACATTAGTGCTACTAGTGGCAGCATCACGCTAGATGGTGCGGCGGCTGGTGGTGGTGCATTTAATTTAATTAGTACAACCACAATTAGTTCAGCAGTAAGTTCTATAGAGTTTACTGGACTTGATACTTATGACCATTATCTTATGCTGTTAAACGCAAGTACCAATTATAGCAATCTTACAATGCGCTATGGAATTGACGGTACATATGACAGTGGTAATAATTACAAAAACGATGGGAGTAGCACTAGCGGGCCAGAGTTTTCTATAAACACTTCGGCCTATAAATATGGTGTTTTTGGAAATCTTTACATATATGACTTAGCTCGTGTTTCTACTCTAAACTATCGCAGAGGTGTTTATACGTTTTATGGAATAACTGCTGGAAGTAGTAACAATAATACCACTACCAAAACCGGCGGATATTGGGGGCAACAAGGAAGTAATTGTATTGAGTTAACAGCTAGTTTTAATAACGGAACGATTTCATTGTATGGGATATCTGAATAATGGCTAATTATAAAAGTGTGAATGGAGTTTTAACAGAGTTAACTGAAGCTGAAATTACTGCGCGAAATGCTAGAGAATCTATTTGGGCTGTTGAGGAAAGCAATAGCGTTGCATTGGATATACGCAATCAACGTGACAGGTTACTTGCTGAAACAGACTGGATGGCTTTGAGTGATGTTACTATGTCTAATGCTTGGATTGTTTATCGCCAAGCTCTGCGTGACATACCAGCGCAAGCTGGATTTCCTGCAAGCGTAACTTGGCCGACTAAGCCGGAGTAAATAAATGAAACTAGAGCAGTCTGTAACCCCTGAACTTCGTGTGGCACTAGAACTAGAAGCACACGAAAAAGAATGTGCTATCCGGTATCAATCTGTAGAAGACAAACTAACTAATCTCGACAAAAGATTGTGGAGATTAGAAGCAATGATAATGGGATCAACTATAGTAATAATTGGTCTTGCCTCATCACTGTTGATGAAACTCTAATGGAGTAATTCCAGGAGTGTAAAATGATCGCAGAAACAATGGCAGGTATAGCTCTTGTTAAAGGCGCAGTAGATGGCATTAAAAGTATGATTGGTACTTGTAATGACATTAGCGAAATAGCTGGGCATATAGATAAATTGTTTGAGGGCGAAAAACAAGTACAACAAAAAAGAAATCAAAAGTCGGGTGTTGATAGCTTTGGAGGCATTAAAGGAGTTGCCGCTGAAGTTATTGATGCTCGACTAGCAGCTGAAAAATTACAAGAAGTAGCTTCACTAGTAGATATGCGATTTGGTCATGGTACCTGGAAATCTATTGTAAATGAACGTGCTAAAAGAATACAAGAAGAAAAAGCTAAAGCTATGGAAGCTAAGAGAATACAAATACAAAAAGCTAAAGAGATAGAAGAATTATTTCAAACTATCTTATTAGTAATCTCTATTATAGTTGCAATAGTTATTGTAATTGTAGTAGTAGTTAATATTATATGAGGAAACTATTATGTTTAAAGTCTTAGTATTAGCTTGCAGCTTGTCTGTACCTACAGATTGTTGGGAGTTTCACGATACACGTGGTCCTTATAAGACATACGATCAGTGTTCTTCAAGAGCTTACGAAATGGGTAACAACATTATGGAAATGCAAGGGTACGATTTAAAACCTAAAATGTTTCGTTGTGTTAAATTAAAAGGGCAGGAGTTATAAATGATACAAGCTTTAATAGG